TCCAGATACTTTAAATGATGTTCCTTTAATAAGATCCTCAACTGGTTGTGATAATGTATCATTAAAACCATTACCAAGAAATCTAATAGCAAATAAACCATCATTATTAAATCCATCAGTAGCTAACCCACTGGTACCTGTAACATCAGGCCATTCACCACCGTTACTATTATTACCTACAAAAGCCCCTATCTCTACTTCTGTGATACCATTATTAACGACATCAATCTTTGGCATGATAACCCATCTTTCATTCTGTGAATTACTATCCACTTCAGAAGAAAACCAAAGATAATTTGTTCCTGTATTAAATCCTCCAGTTGAACCAGATCCTGAAGCTGTAGCCTTGACTCCAACAGCATTACTCTTTGCTAAGTGATTATTAGTATCTGACATAGTTAAAGTACTATGTGTACTACCATTTGCTTTCTTATATTTTAGAGTGATAATACCATAAGTATCCATATGACCGCCAGTCTCAGCAGAAGTATTATATGGTTGATATAATCTAAATGCTATATTACCTAATGCTTGGATATTAGTATTAAGGTTGACACTATAATTATTTAACCCTGCAGGCTTAGCAGTGTTTACAGGTATGATTTTACCAGCATCTACCCATGTAGCACTTCCTGATGTTGGATCAGCATCTGTACTATATTGTAAGAATAATTCTTCTGATTGCTCAGCTGGACTATAACCTGATATATTACTATGCCAATCGAAATCACAAGTACCTGTACCATGGGTAAATGTAGTCTTATTTGTAGCAGAATCATATACACCACCAGTCATAGTAACCCAGTTATCTAAATAAAGATAGCTATCTTTAATTGGAAATATTACATTTCTATCAAATACAAGGGTGCTAGGATCATTAGAATCTGTACCTTTAACTAAATTACATCTTACTAAAAAATTATCACTACTCAATAAATAGAAAGCATCATCAATAATAAAACTATATCTTATACTACCAGTATGTATTTGTCCTAAATCAAACTCCCATTTAAACCATGCAGCTTGCTTTCTTTCACCGTAATCTTGATATTTAAATCCATAAAATGTATTCCCAGAATAACCAGTAGCACTTTTAGCATGAAAGAATACTAGACCATTTTCAGGAGAATTGATAACATGATCAATAGTATTAGGCATCATGTTCTGTACTACTTTACTAGTCTCAACAACTATAGGTTCTTGTTCTCTTTGAACCTGTTGCATCTCCATGAATCTACAAGACCCACCAGTATTATCAACATAACCTATTGTAGTACCTAATGATATAGGAGATATATTTTTATCATAACTATAATGAGATATACTTCTGAACTTAGCTGTATCTGGATTCAATACCTCTGCATCAGCTGATAGTAGAAACTGTTGATTCGTACTAAACACAACTAATCCAGCTGGTATTTCTATCCCATCAAATAAATCAGAAGGATAAGTAGAGCTACTAGATATATCTATAGGATCAATAGCACTAACTGCTAAAGCTGTCTTAGCAAAAAAACTAGGTACAGCTAATTCTCCAGGTCTAGATAATACAACATTCTCACCAGATAAAAAAGCTAGTCTATTACGGAAGAATAATACTTGATTTATTTTAGATGAACCATCAGCAAATGTCGGTAAAGGATTAGTAGTATCATCACCTACTTCTCTAGTAGTCCATGTATTTGCTTTAAGAAGGAAGTCTCCATCAGCTTGCCTTTGTAATATATGAGGCATGGTTGATGGAATGAATCCTTTTACTAATCCAGGCTTAGCGCACTCTGTCCAAGAACCAGGACCATTCTTCCCATTCTCTCCTACAAATCTTAAGTAGTAATCATCTTCATCAGCTTCTCTATTGTTAGTTACTTTAACTATATAACCATGTTTACATTGATTTGGTAGTTCTGATACATCATTTATCTCTGACTGCATCACACGTATTAAATCTTTATCAGGAACTTGTATATTGAACTCACTGTCAGACCATAAATATATACCGTTACCTATAATATCATAGCCTAGAGGATCACTACCAATAGTTAGTCCAGATAATTCAGATATAATACCACCTAATACAGCATCTGTAGTGACTGCTGTATCTGCATCAAATGATGTAGGTTCTGGTCTTACTGCTTTGATATTAGCTTTAACTACAGACTCTTCAATTTTCTCAATTCTTATTTCAAAGTTATAAGTAGTTTTAGCTTGATCTAATTTTACAGTAATCTTATCTCCTACTTCCCAACCTTCACCTCCGTGTAATAATTCTACTCTATTATTATAAGAACATATATATTCGTTAGCACTTATATTAGCATCGTCAAAGTTACCAGATGGATTACTACCTTGCTGACCTAAAGCTGTAATACGAAATATTAAATTCTTTTTACCAGACGCTGTACCATAAGTTACACTACCATCATCATTCTTTACAGAAATTGTATTAGGTTGATTTGTATAACTATCTGCAGCTGTTACTGCAAATACTTGTGTGCCTATACCAGGACAGTGACCTGTACCACCAGAACTATCTTGAGTATTAGCAGATATTTTAACTCTAGTTGCTATCTTTATAGATTTATCTGCATAACTAGAATCATCATTAGTTATATTTAAACTATATTGTCTTCCGTTTTCTGTTCTTAATAAATCTATATAAGCATAGTACTTATGTTCATACTTATCTGTTATAGGTTTACAAGTACAAGTATTAGTACCTGTTATTGCACTATAAGCAGCTGGATCTGTTATTGTAAAAGTTGTACCTGTAGTACTAGTTACTTTATAGTCACCATCTGTAGCACCACCAGATGTAAAATCGATATCTACAGAATCTCCAGTAGTTAAACCGTGACCTACCTTAGTAACAGTAACAAAGTTTTTTTCTAAGTACTGTGCATTGTTACCAGCTCCAGTTAGATCAATCCATACATTAGCTTCAGCATTAGCTTTAGTTGTAGCAAGTCTAAACCAATCAGCACTAATTTTAATTACATAATAAACAGTATTATTAGTTAATCCTCCTAAAGCAGTACCTCCTCCATGATGATACTTAACTGAATCACCAGTTTCTAATAAGTGATCATTAATTGTAATATAGTTACCTGTAGTATTTACAGTACTTGTAGCAAAGACTTGTTGTATACCTCTAACATATGTACCATCAAACTGAGTAGCTACAGTTTTAGTTCTATTAGTTAAAAAAGTAGTATCATTAATAGTTAAAGTTTGGATATCTTCTGTAGCTGTAGAACTACTAGGAGTTAAGTAAGATGTGATAGCTGTATGTAATCCATTACTGGAAGAGTATGCTGTATCATCTGTGTCATACCATACATTCTTTTCAGATCCATCGTTACAACTCCATATCCTAACTTTACCATCAGAAGCTACCTGTCCTATATAAGACCCTTCACTTTCATCTCTGTAGTAACTGAAGAAGGTACCATTAGTCTGTACATTAGCTAGTGGATCTCTACCTATTCTTTTACTACCACTTCTCTTTGGTAAACCTTCAGTTAAATCAGGAGTACAATTTACTATATCTCTTAACTGACCAGGGATTAATCTATGATCTGGTTGTTTAGAAATACCTAAATTATAGTTATCTATTGTTTGAGAAACTGATGCCATTATCTTCCTAGTGACCTCCAAGGTTGATAAGAATTGTAGGTACTATCATCAGGTAAACCAAACATAGTATGATTACCTTGGTTACATTCGTACTCCATTACAGTAGCTCTAGCTAAAGCTTCCTGTGACTGTAGTATCTGTACTAATTGGGGGTTACCTACTAATTGTGTAGCTGCTCTAACTGATGCTTTAGCAATTATATATCTTTTGAAAGGAGATGGTAAATCTTCAAAGGTTAGTAGTCTTACTATATCTAAATCTATACCATCTGATAACTCAGACCAATCATCTGTATGATCTAACTTATCATATAAATATCCTCCTCTTCTAACTACATCATAATTACGTTTAGTCCAGCCATCAGTGACATCCATCTTAAGTATGTCATTACCGAT